CGCTGCTTCATCTTTCCCATTACTTTTCTCCTTACGGTTGTGAGGATTCTGCGGATTTGTTGTCCGAAGTTTGTACATTCCTTTCGGACGTGCTGTTTCTTTCCTTTAACCACTTCTCCAACTCACGGACCGCGCTCATGAAACTAAAAATATTTACACCAAAACCATACTTATTTTTAATAAACGATATCTCACTGTCAGTTAGCTCATGCCATTCGCGCTCTGGTATGCCAATTACCTGCGCACTCTGTGCAAAGCTTTGCGCAAACTCCTCAAAAGTTTTATCTTGTACTTTTATTGGCGGCAACCCTGACCACAAAGGCCAGCCGTCAATTGTTGGTTCTTCCGGCTGCGTATAGTTCGGCTTGCCACCTGAATATGTCTTGACGGCTTGCTCTGAAAACAATTTATCTCTCAGCTCATCGCGCTGCCTCAGAATGCAAGCATGTCTATCGCAGTAGTAACCGCAGCTGTGTATGTCGTAATCACTCATAATTTATGCCCCCTTATTTGTCTGCACCGAATGCGGTCTGCTGCGCTGAAGTCTGGACTAATCTCTGCCACGCCACACATGATCTGCCGCTCTCCTAAAATAACCTTTGCGCCGTAGTACAAAGAAAACATGGCTATGGTTATATAGAACGCAACTGCTAAAATCTCAAGTGGTTTCATTCATAATTCCTCTCCATTCTTCTCAGCTTCTTTGTTTAAATTGTCTAGCCCCCTTGCGCGGATAGCGTGAGCGCAATCTTCTGCATCTGGACGGTTAAGCTCACTTATGGACTCGTTATCCATCCACTCATTCCACATCTGAAAACATAACTTCGCACACGCTTCGCGCTCCGCTAAAATGCCATTCAAATAAGCTGCCTGCAGTGTTAACTGGTCAATGTCACTTTGTGTCATTTTGTGATGACTCCTCTCTTGCTTTCAACATCGCATCAGCAATGACATACGCGTCTTTAGCAAGGAAGGGTATTGCTTCACCCTCCCAATCCTCAAACTTCCCATCTATGTACAGCTCCCTTATCTGTGGCATACGTACTTGCATGGCCCTAATTGCAAAGTAATCCCGCAAGTCCATAAAACGATCCTTAGGATCTTTTGGATATGCTTTCAACATACTCTGTCCTCCAAAAATTGAATTTTATTAAGCCTATCAATACCTTTTTGTAACTCTTGCTTGTATAGATCAATCAGCTTTTCATCTTTAAAATCTAGCCAGATCTCATCACTCTTGTCGTCCTCACCAAAATAAAGGCGATGAAGAAAAATCATATCGTCGAGGATGCTTTGAATACTAAATTCTATTTTTAGTTCCATAAACTCCCCACGGGTAGAATGCCAATCTTCAGGAATTTCTGTCCCGTCATTCCATAAACACGTAGATAAAACCAACCGCTCCGTTTCATCTATTTCATTATGAATAGTTGTATCTCTAAGAATAATTGTTCGTTGGCTTGTTGGCATTAAATTCTCCTCTGACAAACAAATGCCTGATGATCAACACGAAAGGCTCCTGCGTACTTGCAATCCCCCACCACACGGCTCTCTGTCTGCACCTGCCCAACAGCTAACCCTACAAAGAACAAGATCACAGCAACAAGTGACTTGGCCCACGCATCGTTGATCCACTTCAATATTCTTTTGTAATCAAACGACTCAACCATACACAGCCTCCTTGCATAACAATTCAATCCGATCTATAGGCCACTTAGTAGCCTTATGGATTGCAATAATCCACTCCGCAGGCACACCGTTATGGCTACCATGGATCTTTTTACGAAGCTTGGATACGCCACTAGGCAACACCCCAAGAATCCTCGCTAACTCTTTGTCCGTCTCAATCTTCAAGTGATCCTTTACCGCATCCAACACTACATGCGGCTCTACCTCCTTCTTACCCTGCCCTTTTTTCATCGCCTTATCCTCTCTTAAATAGTAGTAATACCTTCGTTACTAAATCAGAAACCCTGAGCTGACCAACATCATCCCAACCTGTTACCAAGCTCTGAGCAAACTCCTCCTCTGGAGTGATCTCATCACTACGACTATGAAAATAGAACGCCCCAATCTGGGGAGGCTCTTCTTTTACATAACGACCGTTTACTAACATGGCATTTCCTTTCTAATAATATTTACTGCGCAGTAAATTAGTGCACCTCATCATTGGGCCCCGCCAAGCGATACGCCCTCTCCATCAATTCATACTTCAATGTGATACCTGTGATCAGTACCCTGATCGGGACATTTTGATAGAACGCTAATTCCACCAGCATGTTTGTCAGAAACGCTAGTGCCTCTTCTGACGAAAACTCGTGCTCATCTTTACCATCGGTAATCTTTACCATCAACCCTCCTCACAATCGGCATACGCCTCATAGATTTGCTCTTCCCACCGCTCACGATCCCACTTCGTCGCCTTGGCTAAAATCTCAGGAGCAGGCGTTTTATCCATATGCAACACGTCAAACTCTACTTCCCTAAAACCATAATAATCTACATCACTATCCCTACAGGAATAATCAGGTTTCTTTATTATGATATGGCTGACCGCCAACAGGCAATCTAACTCCACTTCGTCTTCGTCCTCGCCTCCGCCGATATACAGATATGACGGGATGTAATCCCAATACTGCTTCGTTTTGCTCATAAGGGCCTCGCTATCAACGCTGCATACACCTCGTCAGGGACCTCAACCACCGACATATTGTCTGTTTCAAGGCATTCGCCACAGTACATAATCGGACCGTTGTCCGCGCACCACGGGTCATTAGCACGTTTTACTTCGTCCTCAATCTCTAAATAGCCACACCCGCCACAGCGGTAAACAAGGCTTTTCTCTACAGGTTTCTCTTCCATTTTGCTATCCTTTCTGTTGGTTGTTACGTGGTTTAAGGCTTTGTGTGCCCTGTTATTGGTAGTACAGGGGTGATATTAGTTTAGTTTTAGGGATTGCGCAAGAGGGATAATGAGGGATCGAGGGCCGAGGACCGCGGGGCTTTAGACAGAAAAGTAATAGAAAGTCGGGTTTTTATATGTTTGGAGGGGTTCCTATAGAACTTTTTTCACTAAGAAATGAAAAAGTAAAAATATTTTTGAAATTTGACGTAATAGACGTAATGCCGTAATAAGCTAGTGTACATGCGGGTTTTGAGCATTACGTTAACATTACGTATCTATTTTGATATGTAATAAAATCAGTGCTATATGGGAATTTTCAGGGGGGACCCGCGAGCATGTTTTTTTGAAAAAAAAATAAAAATTTCATTGAAAAAAAGACTATAGGGCCACTTTGATTCCAGAAGCTGTCAGCGTTTATGCATTGTTACATTGACACTTGCCTTTTTGCTTGGTATCCTTTGGTTTTCGAGTTAGGGCGTTACTATGATTAAAATTGATCACGATGTACAAATACCTGAGGCGCGGTGTCAATATCCTTTCGAGGATATGGATAAGGGCGACAGCATATTGTTCCTAGAGGAACGTCGAGCAGCCTCTGCCCGCGTGGCTGCAGTGCGCTTTGCAAAGCGTCATCGCCCTGAATGGGTATTCACCTTGCGAAGGGTAGATGACGGCTGGCGTTTGTGGAGGATTGGGTAATGACAAAAAAGGACGTATGGAACGTCCCTCCTGTTATTCAGCAGAAGTCCGCGAACAGGATGGCGACCAAGGTTGCCCCGTTACGCAAGCAAAAGACGTTGACCCCTAAGCATTGGAAGTTCGTGCAGGAGTACGTAAGCGGGGACGGCAGGGTTACATTGAAAGAGGCGGCTATTCGTGCAGGGTATAAGCCGACCAGCGCTAGCGTGATGGCGTGGCAGCTGACTAATCCTGATATCAATCCGCACATTGTCGCTGCGATACAGGCGTACAGGGCAGAGCTGGCCTCGAAGTACAACACCAGCTATGAACGCCACATGAAAGACCTGCAAACGATCCGAGACAAGGCGCTAGAGGCCGGAGCATATGCGGCTGCAGTGCAGGCGGAATACCGCCGCGGGCAGGCTTTGGGCACGATTTACGTCGAAAGAAAAGAAATCAGGCATGGCACTATCGATTCAATGAGCAAGGAAGAGGTCCAGCGCAAGCTAGACGAGCTTAAAAAGCTTTATGGGGGCCCACCCCCTACCGCGTTAATTGATGCGCACACAGGGGCTGTAATCGCGAGTATGGACATGGATAAGGATCCTGCCTTCGTTTCGCCAGTGGAAGAGCCACCGCTTGACGTGTTTGAGATGGACAGGGACAGTGGCGCGGAAGCCTGAATCGGTATTCTCTGACTTTATCCGCGACCACCTGCCGGACGTGGATATATCCCGCGTGGAGTCTGTAGCTAATTTGGGTTTCCCTGATATGGTCATTGCGGATAGAGCAGGAACCGGAAAAATTGGCTTTTTGGAAAATAAGGTTGTACAACGCGGCCTTAAAGTACACCTGCGCCCGCATCAGATATCATTTTTATATCGCCATTGGTTATATGGTTGTCCAGCCTTTGTGCTGGTAAAGCATTTGCCTATTGGAAAAAGAAATTCAATAGTTTTTCTTTACCATGGGGGGCAGTGCGATGATTTACTTGCGCAAGGCCTGCGCGTACAGCCTGTTATCAAATGGGAAAGTAATGCAATTGATTGGCTGTTACTAAAAAACCTACTATTGGGGATAGAAAAACCATAGAAAAAATCAATTATATTTTCTAGCTAGAAAATATATAATTGTCGTGCTGGATGTGAACAGCAAAACCTAGAAAGGATAGAAAATGAAAAAACCAAGTGGATATATTATTTACCGCGGCGCGTCATTACTTGACGATAAGCCGATTGTAGTCGTGGCAATCACTGGCAAATCATCGAACAGCAAAACGGGGGATATGGTTCAGACCTATATTCTCGCCGACAATGGCAAAAGCCCAGTAGAGAGCGCAAAAGCGCTCGACGATGTGTCAGTATGTGGCGATTGTAAGCACCGCCGCGGTTTAGGCGGTTCGTGTTACGTCAATTTAGGGCAGGGCCCGCGGGCAGTGATGGACGGCGTTATTCGCGGAATTTATCCGGACAATATAATTAACGCGGCCTTTGCGTCACATAAGCGCAAAATAAGATTAGGCACTTATGGGGATCCGGCGGCGGTTCCTGCTTATGTCTGGGAAACGCTATTATCTGGCGCTGAATCGCATACTGGTTATACGCACCAGTGGCAAAACGGAAAAGCCGACCACGTTAAACAGTGGTGCATGGCTTCAGTTGATACGCCGAAGGAAGCGGCGATTGCTAAAATGGACGGCTGGAGGACATTTAGAGTTAGAGACGCGGACGGCAGTTTAGAATTCAGTCACGAGATGAAATGCCCCGCCAGTGCTGAAATGAATAAACGGCTGACGTGCGATACATGCATGGCCTGCAGTGGCGGCACTGATAGCAAGAAAGCAAGTGTAACTATAATTGTGCATGGTTCCCTAAAAAACCGTTTTGCTGCGTCAATGGGGGCATAATGTTCATTGTCATTGCGGTGATAATCGTTTTAATTATAATTATCGATGCAGTAGATTATAAATAACTTAGAAAGGATAGAAAAATGAAACAATACAAGGTACGGCACGTTGTGCTCTGCGAGGTGCAGGCATGGTCAGTAATTAACGCCGAAAATTTCGAAGCGGCATTAGAAGAGGCGGCGAAAATTACAATCCCGACCAGTAGCGGCAATGGGTATTATTGCGACCACGAAGTAATTAGCGATAAAGAAATTATTTCGATTGAAATAGAAATTGATAAGTGATTCTTAATAGAAAAAATCAATTACACAATTTCGCGAGAATAGACTATTATTTGTTTGTCGATTCAGCGAATCGATAATTTTATAAACCTAGAAAGGATAGAAAAATGGCTCACATGATAGATGAAACAACCGGACGCGCCGCGATTGCTTACGTCAACGCGACACCATGGCATGGCCTTGGGCAGGTGTTGACACCTAACTCAACTATTGAGCAGTGGACGCAGGAAGCGGGCTTAGGTTATACAGTGCTCGAGAGCTTAGTAGAATATAAAACCCCCGCGGTATCAGGGTATCAAGTTTGGCCTGATCGCAAAGTGCTACACCGTAGCGATACGGGCGCGGCGCTTGCTGTAGTTTCAAAGGATTACAGAACCGTCCAGCCCGCGGAAGTTATGGGATTTTTTCAAAAGCTTTTAGATCTCGGCGGTTTTCAGATGGAAACAGCGGGCGCATTGTCACAAGGCCGCCGCGTTTGGGCGCTTGCCAGTGTAGGTGACGGCGCGGAAGTTGTGGACGGTGACGTGGTCAAGCCTTATTTATTGCTCGGAACTAGTTACGACGGCACGATGGCAACCATCGCAAAATTTACAGCGATTCGCGTGGTCTGTAACAATACAATCACGCCAGCAGTGAATAGCACCAGTGACGAGCTAGACAAGGGTTATATAAAGTCAGCGGTTCGCGTATTGCATAGCGAGCGGTTCGATGCGGACGCGGTGCGCATGCAATTAGGTATCGTTGCGAATCAATTCGAGCGTTTCATGATCGAATCACGCAAGCTTGCACATGTGAATATGTCCTTTAGTGATGCTGACTTATTCGTAAAGGAACTATTGAAGCCGTACCATACTGGCAAACTTGACATTGTCGATACGCGGGCATACAAGCGGGTGATCGAATTATTTGAAGGCCGCTCAATTGGTTCTGACTTGTTACGCAGCGCGGGAGTATCCGCTTCGCGTTGGGAAATGCTTAACGCTGTCACGCAACTAGTTGACCACGAGCGAGGCCGCTCGGACAATACCCGCCTCGAGAGCGCTTGGTTCGGCACTGGATCCGCTATTAAAAACCGAGCTTTAGAGTTACTGACCGCTTAGTCAGTTAAGTTATGATCACAAAAGCGGGTTTTCTCTCTGAGATTACCCGCTTTTTAGTCAATAATCGGAATTAATTTTACATGTGTAAACCTGCCCCGCGAGCCGCGGTGCTCGGCGCTTGAAACCTGCAGCGCTGCCCGCGGTGCTCGAACCGCGGTGCTCGAACCGTCCAGGGTGTGCCGCGGTGCTCGAACCGCGAACCGCGAACCGCGAACCGCGAACCGCGAACCGCGAACCGCGAACCGCGGCGCTTGCGCCGCGGAAAAAGAAAAACTTGCAATAGTTTCCGATTAGCGATAATATTGAATCGTTGGTGCTGACCAACGATCAACCTAGAAAGGATAAAAAATTATGGAAAATTTACCGGACGAAATTGTAATTTCTTGGCATATGTCTGACGTGCAGGAAGTTGACAGCTCATTGACGGATAACGAAGCGCGGCAAGTGCTGCAGCTGATTAAAAAAAACCACGATGCTAATATCGGCGTCAATTGGAATACTATTGACGCGTGGATAGATTATTATAAGGACAACCAGAAATAAGTTGACAGCGCCGCTCGGCGCTGTCATAATTTCTCTGTGGCATCGACGGATGCCACACAACCTAGAAAGGATAATGTGATGACTGACTTGACAGCAAAAGCAATGCTAGCCGCATCGATTCGTTGCGGTATTTTCGCGAAGCGCGACACAATTGAGCAGGCGCTCAATCATGCGACTGCCACGATCGAACAGTTAGACAGCGTCGATCGTGCTGCGGTATACACCGCGTTTTATGTGGCACTGAATACCGTCGCCGATAAGATAATGGAGTTGCCCGATTCGAGCGCCGCGGCGCAGTTGCCAGAGCCGCCCGCCGAGGTACTTGTGAATTCTGACGGCCTGCAAGTGGCGGACTATCCCGCCACTGGTGCGCCCAGTTTGCACGATCAAATCGAAGACATTGTATCAGCGCAAATCTCGAGGCTGGGCGATACGATCGATCGTAAGATAGATCGAACCGTTGACGATAGATTAGAGAACTGGTTTGATAATAATCTAGATCGCATTGACGAGCGAATTACCGAAGTAGTCCGCAATATGAGTTTTAGTATTGAGGTCGATTAATTAGTTGACAGGGCGCATGCGCCCTGTATAATTACTTCATCGCATTAATCGATGCGATATAACCTAGAAAGGATAGCACCATGGATTACAAATTTATTCAGATCGACGGCACTTACTACGCGGTTCCACCTTCAATGAAGGACGATCAACTGGCGTTGATCGCGGGACAAATGCTACAGTTGCGCCGCATGGAATATATCTGCGACCAGAACTACAATAAAAGCTTCCATTATCTGGAAGAAAAGAACTGCCAGATCCGCATTGGAGTACATCGCGGCGTTTACGAAACTGAGATCGAGGCCAAGACAGCCCGCGACTTGCACAATAAAATGTTGGACGAGGCCAAGGTAGCCGAGACCAGTTAACCTAGACTATCGGGGCGCGAGCCCCGATAGATATTATTAGCTTGACATTAGCTAGGCCTAGGCCTAGCTAATAACCGCTCCCCGCCGCCGCCCATCACTGACTGTTGTTTATTTACAACTTGACTCGGTCCGGGCCGCGCACGCTGTTGCCTTTGCGCGGCCCGGAGGGCCGGATAGACTAGGTTCCTTATAGGGGGTAGGGCCATAATCAGACCCGTTCTGTTCAGGCTTGGCCTTCGCTCTGTTTTTGCCAAACAAATACATCTTGAATACTTGACCTTTCCCCATAAACACCCCCCTTCATTTGTAAAACCCGTACGGGGGGTGTATATTAATAAATTATGAAACCTGAAGACATTGAAGCGGAAAGATTACGCCTAGAACTCCGGCTCTCGCTCCTCGAAGCGCGAGACAAGGCCACCACTGCTTTCTTAGACTTCTGCAAATACGTGTGGCCTGAGATGATTGTTGGGGAGCACCATCGACGTATTGCATTAGCCTTGGACCGCGTTGTGGCGGGCAAGTGCAAACGCCTGATGATCGCGATGCCCCCGCGCCACGGAAAAAGCCAGATGGGCAGTTATTTATTTCCTGCCTATTTGATGGGGAAGTTGCCACAAAGTAAACTGATTGTGGGATCGCACACCGCGGAACTAGCACAGCGCTTTGGTAGGATGATTAGAAATCTTGTCGAGGACGAGCGATATATCGAGTTGTTCCCTGACACCAAACTTTCTGTTGACTCCAAGGCCGCAGGACGGTGGAACACGAGCCAAGGCGGTGAAGCCTTTTTTATTGGTAAGGGCGGCGCGATGACGGGCCGTGGTGGTGATATCATTATTTTGGACGACATCTTGGATGAACAGGATGCCATATCTGATACCGCTATGGAGAACACGTGGGAATGGTATACGTCTGGTCCACGTCAGCGTTTGCAGCCGAACGGTTCCATCATTGTTATCAACACTCGGTGGAAGACCGACGATTTGTCAGGGCGATTACTTCGCCAGCAGGGACAATTAAAGAGCGACCAGTGGGAGATTTTAGAGTTTCCTGCGATCCTCCCGAGCGGCAACCCTTTGTGGCCCGAATATTGGGCGCTTGAGGAGCTTGAAAAAGTCAAGATGTCCATTGGCTTGAAGAAATGGAACGCGCAGTGGCAGCAACAACCGACGAATGATGATGGTGCGATCCTAAAGCGCGATTGGTGGCGCAGATGGCAGAAGGACGAGCCGCCGTCATGCAGCTATCTCATACAAACATACGACACGGCCTACTCCAAAAAGGAGACGGCTGACTTCTCCGTCATCGCAACGTGGGGCGTGTTCCGTCCATCTGCTGACTCTGGCCCTAATTTAATTCTATTAGCAGTAAGAAAAGGTCGTTGGGACTTCCCTGAATTGAAACGTATTGCCAAGGACGAGTACAAGTATTGGAATCCGGACAGTGTGTTGATTGAGGCGAAAGCCACAGGCACTCCGTTGCAGCATGAGATGAGGAAGATGGGTATTCCTGTGACGATGTACTCACCCGGTGGTCGCAGAACTGGTCAAGACAAAGTAAGTCGAGCGAACGCTGTCGCTCCTATCTTGGAATCAGGCATGGTCTGGTATCCGGAGGATGAGGAGTTTGCTCAGGACCTAGTGGAGGAGTGCGCCGCGTTCCCTAATGGTAGTCACGATGACCAAGTGGATGCGACCATTATGGCGTTGATGCGATTTAGACAAGGTAACTTTATTTCGTTGGACGATGATGACGACGAAGAGAAAGAGGTTATCGACTCCAAGGTCGAGTATTATTGATAAAAAGGGTGGGGTATGGTAGCTTAACGACATTCTTTTCACGGGCCGCGGACCATGGAACAAAACACCCCATCACTGCAAGACATCCAAAATAAAATTCGTGCAGCCGCAACGTCAGCGGGTATTGACCCTGATATTGCGCTAAGTATTGCTAATGTAGAAAGCGAATTTAGCAATAAGGCTAAAAATACTCTTTCGTCGGCCCGTGGTCTATTTCAAATAGTAGATGACACGTGGGACCGTTTTGGTGGAGATTCTAAGCTACGTAACGACATTGATGAAAACATTCGTGTGGGCATTAAGGTAATTGCAGCTAGCCGTGATTCATATCTTAAAAAGTATGGCGTAGAGCCTAATAAAAAAGAAGTCTATGGCTTGCACTTTTTTGGCCCATTGGCGTATAAAGTATTTAGCTCAGACAAAGATACACCAATGAAGGACATAGTTCCTAACTACGTGTTAGAAGCTAATCCTTTTTTGAAGAAGATGAAGCAAGCGGATGTAATGAACTTTCTTCAGACTAAAATGGCAAAGCCCCTTGCTGGAGCGCCTAAGCCTACAACAGTTGCAGACAACAGCGCTCCTGTGCCCATGCCGCAAGCGCCCAAGGACATGATGCGCGAAGCTACTAGCAAGAAGCCTTCATCGCGGACCGTGGACCTCGGAACAGCAGCTAATCCAACCGCACCTCCAATGAACCGGGATTTGTTGGCAAGCCTCGGGCCCAGCTATCAGGCGGCATTAGGTGCGATATCTCTGGCGGACTCGGCGGAGGATGATGACGAGGAATTGATAGCAGAGAAGTATGCAGATATGGTTGCGGAGCAGCAAGGCAATGAGCTAGTGCCGTCAACGCTGGGGGATATAAAACTTTCCTATGCGTCACCGTTTGAAGAGACAGCCCCTGTGCAGATGTCTAAGGGCGGGGATCCGTCTATTCCTTTCCCAACGGATATGTCATTTGATGATATACCTGAGATGCCTCCTAATCCTACTCCGGAGCAGGAAGCGGAGTTCCTCAAAAAAGTCGAGGAAATGGATGCTCGTGCGTATTGGAAACGTCGCGGTCCTAATAGTGCGGACGAATTAAATTATTCTCCTAGTCGTAAAATGTTGGATGAGTTGTACAGCAGCATGGGCACAGAAATCCCAAGTTCGCGTGATACTGCTAGGATGCCTATCCCAACGGATGAGCAAATGGAGCAGCGCAAGCAGGATAGGTACTATGCTAATGGCGGAGATGTTGTGCAAGGACTAGCTTTTGGCGGCATACCATACAAGCCGTCTGCATTAATTCCGTCACGTGTAAAGAATCAAGTAGCGTCAGCGCAGTCGGCGTTGGAGGCGTACAACAACGATGTCAACTCCTACAACGATAGGTTGAATGAATACAATACTCAGGCGGAAGAGTATAGAAGGCAGGTAGAAGATTACAACAACCAGATCAATGCTTACAATGATCAGGCAAATCAGTATAAGTCTTCCTTTATTGGTGGAGACAATCCTGTTGTTTTTATCAAAGGCAAAGGTGGTACATATCAAGCCGCTATTGGTAAAGCTGGATCTCTTGCACAAAATACGCCTAACATAAATGTAAGTGAATACGGAAAGATCCCACAGCTTGGTAATGTAATAGGTTATTACATCCGCCAAGGGGATTATCGTGATATATCGCAGCCGGGGGACGCACCGGGTGATTTTTCTGGTACTGCGCCAACCGCACCTAACGCACCAACAGCACCAACGCAGACAATAGAGCAAGCGCAAGCAGCGGTAGCTGCAGCCAAGGATAAACAGCGTAGGTTGCAGTTAACGTACGATGTAATGGAGGATCCAGAGAAATTTAATCTGTCGATGCCTGCATTGTTTTCTGAAGGCGGAGAAGCTTTGCCTGAACTAGGTAGTTCCGCTAGTAGGGATATGCAAGATTATCTAAATTCATCCGTATCTGGCAATAAAGACGTATTGCAGGGAATGGTTGGTGGGCAGGTAGCAGAAGGTTTGGATGCGCGATTGATTGGTACGTACATGCAATCACTGCCGCCAAAGTTTGCACAACAATTTTTATTGAATTTAGAGCTCGCTAAAAAAGCTGGAATAAATTTAAACAAAGAAGGTGTTGCTAATATTTATGCAAATATTGCAAATGGCGATACTAATTACCAGATAGGTTATTCCCCTGCCCAGAAGTCAGTGAACTTGAGCAGGATGGATGGTAATAGTGGCATAGGTCTTAACATAGGTAGGGATAATGTTGGCTTAAATTACGCTAGTAGGTTTGCTAGAGGCGGAGAAGCGTCTGCGTCAGATATGTTGAAACAGCTTAAACAAGCTGTGGTCCCCGCTCAGTTACGCACGTTCCTAGATACAGTAATGATGGACAAGGCAGATAGGGCAGGTAGGCCTATCACTGAAAAAGATTTCAGTGAAACTGAGTTGCGTCAGATATTGGATACCATTGGTAAGGCAAGGAAGAATAGAGCAAAAGCACTAGGGCTAAATAGTTATTATATGCCTACTGAAAAAGATATAAAGCTTGATCAGTTATTTGAAAAAATGATGGGAGCTAATCCAGCTTTTCAAAAAGCAAAAGAAAAAACAACAGCAGAAAAAAAACATTTTGAATCAGGTAGCGGTAGTGTGAACTACATGGATTATCCGGGATATCTATCAGGTGTTCGTGATAGCACCTTGTCTAAGGAAGGCTCGATACGTAATACGTTGGGACGCTTTGTCTATGAGACGCTGCCTGATGGTCGCATTAAAGTAAAAGATACGTACGATTTTAAAGATGATTTAGCAACGGAACTTGGTCAACGTCCAAGTTCTGCTTACAAAGGTTTGAATACAGCAGAAAAACTAGGAACAATCCTAGTAGATACGTTAAATAATCCAATGGATTTGCAATCAGAAAAAGGCGGGACAATAGTAGGTAGGGCCACTTTGCCTAGCCGTGTTGGTAATGCGTTCATTGGTGAAAGTGGCAGGCCCGTGGATATCACGTTGGATCCTCGTGAGTTGATGCCCGGTTATGCTGGCTATGCACAAGGTGGTCCGGTATACCGCGAGAATGGTTCTCCTATCTACGGAGAAGTAGCAGACTCTGGCCCAATCACTGCTGACACACGCGCAGCGATGTCTAACTTCCAAGTGCCTAATGCGCGTGAGGTGATGAATGTATTGAAGAAGATTTATGGTGAAGGCGTATCTAACGCGGAGTCGTTAGTGCGTGGATCACTTGCCGCGGTCCCCGGAACATTTGGCGATATCGGTCAAGAGTTTGATATACGTGGCTTGCGTAGCTTACCAACCACCGATCAGTTACTTGCTAAGTACCCACAGCGTTTAACAAAGCCAACAACAGAAGCGGAACGGTTTACAAATTTAGGTACGTACTTGCCACCACCTATTCCTCCTGCTGCTGTTAGTGGTACAGCCAAAGCAATGATGAAAGGACTGAAGGAATCGGGTCCGCAAGTGGAGAGCATCATGAGTAAGATTGCTCCTGCTGCCCAGCCGTTTAATATTGTCCGCCCAGCAGGTGGGGAGTTCTCAACGGTCAAGTCAATGATTGAAGCGCCTATCTCTAGGTTTGATAGCACTCTTGCAAAGTTGTTTGAATCACGGGCTGATCCTCAGTATGCGTCAGTAAATAAATTCTTTGATACAAAATTTAGAGACTATTTTAAAAAGCAAGCGGGTAGTATCTCTGACCCTGTGCGCGAAGCATTAATCAGCGGCAAGATAAAGATACCTAAAGATTCTCCGTTAGAGGAGATGTTCCCAAAGGCGTTAATTAAAGCAGCGCGTGATGGTGACATCACTGCTATGAAACTAATTGAAAAACAATTAGATGAAGGCACACAAATTAAATCATACAAGAAATTAGATACGCGGGACTATGCGTCAGACATGCTTGCCTCTGATGAGATGCGTTCAGCTATTTTGCAACAAATGAAGAGTAATCCAAATATTATCCCTGATTCTATGTTGCTGCGTCTGGCTAAAAAAGATTCGTCTAAGTTGTCGCCAGAAGCTGCATCTAAGGCAGTGGCTGATATACGTACCAAGTTAAAAGCTAATCCAGAATTATTCTCTACGGTGTATGAAGAGAAGATCATGCGAATGATGCCGGAAAGACTAACGGAGGTAATTACTCCGGAGTATATGGAGAAATATCCATCGCTATACGGTAGTGTTAAAAATATTTTTGACTCACGCCAAGGCATCATGGCATTAAAAGGAGCGGCTCCTGTTTTAGATGTGGAAAGTCCTCCTAGATTGTTGGGCATGACTCTGACTCGAATGCATGAGTTGATGCAGCAGTTACCTGCAAAAGAGTTAGAGCGCATGGATGTACCAACTATGTTGAATAAAGTTATTCAACTAGACAAAGTACGTAACGAAGTTGCTGGTTATGCTAATCAAGCAGAGAAGTTGATTTCTGCTGGTAAGGCTGTTCCAGAAAAAGTAACTACGTATGGCACAAAACCATTTACTACTGCGGATAAGCAAGGTTTTATGTGGCGTGAAGTAACAGAGCCAGATGCTGCGACCATTCAGGGTAAGTTATTAGGTCATTCTATTGGTGGGTATGCAAGACCCGGATCGTATGGCAGCTTGTCCAAGGGCCGTACTGCTATAGATAACGGCGAAGTTAGGTTGTTTGGCCTGTACGACAAGAACAACCAGTTGATGACTAACGTAGAATACGTCACTAATAAAGCAGAGACGCTGAAAAACAGTATTCCACAATTCTATGGCAATGGCCCTGCTACGGGCAACGTAGTTCCAGACAAGTTTGTTCCACAGGTTGAAGAACTTATTAACAAATTAAATCCAGATAATATTCCTCCCTCAATCAAACAATTGTTGAGAGACAGTGGAATATCCTTTACAAAGTAAGGAAGTACTATGCCGATAGATCGTAGCGAGAGCCTGCCAACAGGCAACATTGATATTGAAGTGTCCGCACTAGAAGACATGCCTGATGTCGAAATTGAACTCGATGAGGAAGGTGGCGTTACGGTCAGCCTTGGCGAAGGTGAGGACGAAGAGGTTGGCTATGATGCTAACTTAGCAGAGATACTTCCTGACGACGTGTTGTCCCAGATCTCGGATAACTTGATGGCGTTGTTTGAAGCGGACAAGTCATCGCGTGAGCAGTGGGAAAAGATGTACAGCGATGGTATGGAGCTTCTTGGCTTGACCATGGAAGAGCGTACTAAGCCGTTTAAGGGATCGTCTGGCGTATTTCATCCAATGCTGCAAGAGTCGGTAGTGCAGTTTCAAGCACAAGCGTTAAAAGAATTGATGCCATCAGATGGCCCTGTACGTACACAGGTGCTTGGCAAAGAGACGCGTGAAAAGGTTATGCAAGCGGTCCGCGTTAAGGATTTCATGAACTATGAAATCACAACAGAGATGCAAGAGTACACGCCTGATTTTGATCAGCTGCTGTACTACGTTGGCTACGGCGGCTCGGCATTCAAAAAGGTCTACTACGATCCTAGTCTAGGCCGTATGGTCAGTCCTCTGGTATTACCGGATAACTTGTACATCCCCTATCACGGTTCAAGCGTCATGAGCCGTTGTGAGCGGATCACGCACCGTATTCCTATGTCCACCAATGCTTACCGCAAGGCGGTGGTGTCAGGTCAGTATCTTGACTTAGCAGAATCTAGCGTGGACCAAGAGGCAACGCAGATAGAAGAAGCAACAGATAAGATTACTGGTGTCTCGCCCGCGGGCGAGGAAGAAGAAATGTCTTTGCTGGAGTTCCAGATTG